CCGATGGAAGCGATTGTGAGTTCTCCAACTGGACCATGAATCGGGTTTTGGTCTGTGTCGGAGTGTTCCACGTCATCGTGTATTTAGGGTTGATGTTCGTGCCGCGAGAGGTATCGGTGACCACTGCAGAAGTGTTACCCACCATCCCGCAGCCAGCCTGATTCTTCAGGTAGATAGCCTGAGCGATGTCCTGCGCATTGCCGCCATAAGCGGCGACATAAATGCAATGCGGTGGCACGGGGTAATTAGTTGAGCCAAGACTCTCTGTGACAACCTTATGGTTAGACCAGGCGTACGCATCAACAACACCATCCACATCAAGTACCGCGGCGTACACTGCTTCGGCAGTTCCCTTCGCGTTGAGAGCCACAGACTGCTTGCGCCGGTACTCGAAATTAGCACGGGTCTCGACATCATTACCTGGAACACCTGCTGCTGCGTTGGTGATGCCAGACCAGCCAGTAACCGCACGATAGATGGTGTTCAGTGAACCTGCCGGGCACGCTATCGCCCCGCTGGTCTGATTCTGGAATACGATATCGACAGCACCAGAGGCGGGAATGGTTGCTTCAGCTAATGAGGTATAGATGTATCCAGCTTCATCCTGCACCGTGCTTCCCGCCGGGATTACAGTGCCTACCAAGCCAGTTGCTGTGGCAGTTACCGTGGTTCCCTGCGCGGCGATGCGATCGATAAAGTAAATGCGTCCAATCGCGTCCTGAAATCTTCCTGCAGCATAATCCGGGTTGATGCCATTCACTATAGAAAGCAACTGGTCATTCTTGTCTGCAATGATGGCAGTTTCGCTCATGGCGATCTGCCCTTGCGGCGTGGTCAGGCTTTTGCTCATCCCGCCGCCCAGCGCGCTATCTAAATCGCTAAGGCGGCCGTCTAAAATATCCTTCTCATCCGGCACTGACAGGCCGATGTCAGAGAACGTGGCCGCCGGCACCGATGTGGTAACGATTACTGTGTCTGCCATTTTGGCCTCAGAGATTGATGGTGCTTTGGTCGTAGTTGGTGTCGGTTATTGTCATGACGCCGGAAGCGATTCGGTTCTGTTTGCCGATTACAGTCGTGCAGGTTGCGGTCTGTACGTAGTCGAGCTTGAGCGCCTCAGACTGCATCTTGGTGTTGATGAGCTGTGTGCCAGGCCAGTGGCCGAGGATGCGCTGGTAGTAAGGGATGCCGAGTGATGTGTCATACCAGGCTTCGCCGAGGAATGTTTTGCATGCGCAGGCCACATCCTGCGCGACAGCGTAGGGGTTTGGCGTGGAAGCAAGGTTGCCAGAGCCGTCAAGAGTCAGGTCCCATGCGTCGGTGTTTAGCAGGAGGGATTTAGTAATCATGCTTTCTCCGGGCGTAAAAAAACCCGCCGGAGCGGGTCATTGTGATGTCAGCTTCCCGGCTCGAAGTAGCCGTTGATAGCTTGGTATGTATTTAGATGGTTCAGTCATACAGGCATGCATAAATTTGGGGTCTGACTGCCCCGCACCCGAGCGAGAAAATCTGTCTGCAATATCCTTATTGCTTCGCAATGAGGTGATGATTCTGTCTGCTTCATCGTTTCCGATCATCAGCTCACTGGCAACCTGGTAAGTTGACTGCCGCCACTGACCATCGTCTTTATCAAAGGCTGCAAGTGATGCCACAGAATAAAGGCGCGGCACCGCGCTACATGCAGTAATGACGGCTGATGTATCTAATTGCTGAGCGCTGGCGAAACAGGAAAATCCGATTAGTAGCAGCGTGAGTAGTCTCATAATTCCTCCATGGGTCTGTATGAATTCTACTCCCACCTGGTCGCAATTGAATGCAATTTATTGCGGCTTTCCAGTGTTTCCACCGCCGGTCTGTACTCCAGTATGAACATGGTCAGATAGTTTGATGCCCTTGCCTGTAACCTCACCCTGCGCCGTGATGTTTCCTTTGAAATTGAAGTCACCTGCATAGCTTCCTGAGCCCTGATTTACGGGGCCGTTCAGTACTATGCTTGCTGAGTTAAGGGTAACACTTGTCTCGGCGTTAATTTCGACTGTGGGCGCTGTCATACTCACTACCAGAGGTGACACGATATCAATCCCATCATCTGCGAATCTCACATACTGGCCGGGAGGGCTGTTAAGCATTCCGCCGAGATACACTCCATCCGCCTCATTGTGGGTACGCGATGATCCTGGCATGTCTTCCTTCTTTGTTTCTCTCACTCGGGTCGTGTCGCGATCACAGCAGAGCATCAGTCCAATATCACCAACAACTGGATCCATGATGACGGCGCTGCTACCACGCTGCAGGCGCCAGACCGGAATGTTAAACACTTGGCTGTTTTCTATGGGTGTTCCTTCTCCTGAAAACCCCAACACCAAAGGCATTACATTGACCAGTGGCGGCTCTTCGTCAGAGATGAATTTGACTTTTTCGACCCGAACTATCTGAATGAATGCGTTTTTGTTGAGCATCGCCCTGAACATGAATGCCTGAGCATTGGAGTCATGGTTAATATCTTCCGGCCTGACAGCCATTCTTTTCTCTGTCATTGCGTAATAACTCCAAGGTCAGTGCTGGCTGCATAGACTACTGTGCACCATGGGCCGCCCTCCATCCATGTCGATAGATGATGGTTGGCGGATATAACGGTGTATTCACCGCTCGCGTTGGGTAGCTCCGTGTCGAGCGTCACCTTCCTGCCAAGGCAAAACAGGTTGCTGAACGTCGATGTGAAGTTAATGCCGTATCCGCTCATAACCGGGTAACCTATCAGCCCGTTGTCCTTTGATACATAAGGCCTGACGTCATCAACCCTGCCACCCTGTGGCCAGATATAAATGACGCCCAGCCGGAAGTCGGAGTTAATACCGGCTGCGCTGCATATCTGCCTGATCTGACTTATCGGGTCGCCCCGGAAATAGACTCCGGACAATTTAGCTTTTACACCACTATTAACAACTGTGTAGCCGATGGTTTTGGCGATCGACTCAATTGCTGTCGCAACATCCACAGAGCCTTCTGCCGAGAAAGGCGAGGCGTTGATGGTTTGCTCAAATCCGGTAGCAAAGGCGCTGATTATCAGCGGCGCATCTGGCATCTGGTTCATGTCGGCAAAGCAATTGGTGATTGAGCCCAGGAATATCGGGGTGTCATCTGCCCACACCTTGATCATGTTCTGCTTGATGCTGCTCAGTTGGCGTCCTTTGTAGCTAAGAAGGGCCATGTTAGCCATGCTCAGGCCAAACACCCGCGCATTCATCTCGGAACCCGCTACGCCACCGTAGGCACCCATCTCGACCTCAGCCTTGATATTATCGATGGTCAGGATGTCGTTGCCTTTATCATCGAAAGCGCCGTCTTTTAGGGTGAACTGAAATTTAAGACTGCGTTTTTTATAGGTCATGCTGCAGCACTCATCTCGTCGGGCGTGGCATAGAACAGCAGGAAGCGATCACCCAGACCTTCATAGCTCGGATCATCACTTCCCTTTGTGTCAGCGAAGAACAACTCACCCTGGAATCCCAGATACGGATAGCGCACCAGCCGGTTACCATTCAGGCATATCACGCCCTGTGCTATCCATACGTCACCTAAGCCGATATCCATGTACAGGCCGGTTGAGCGCTGGAAGATGCGAAGGGTGACTGACTGCTCACCCAGCTTTACCGTAAGCTCCTGAGCTTTGATTGGCTGCAATGTGATTGTCTGCATCAGGTAAGCACCTTAACCAGGTCTGTGACCGAGGATGAGAGTTTATTGATAGCCGAAGTCGCCGCACCATTAATCGAAGCTGTGGTGGTCTGAGTGAGGTTGTTTACAGTTGATGAAACTTTATCTGCCACCTGCGTAGCCGCGCTGGAAACTGAGTTCTTCAGGCCGGTCAGAGCCGAAGATACGCCGCTCTGCGTTGCCTCAGTGGTGGATGAGTTCACCTTCTCCGTTACCGCGCTGGGAGCCAGGCTGGTTGCGTTAGCCGTGGTCTTGCTCTGCGCCGTAGTGCTGGTCAGCGTGACTTCTGCAGACTCAAGCACGGACTGGAAAATAGCCTCAACTGTCAGCAGGGTGACATCCCGGTCAGAGGTCCGGTAGTTATAGCGTACCAGATCGTACTTCTCATACGTGGTATCAGGCGTTTCGATGTCATACGTCATCGTGTCTTCAACCATCGCATCCAGCGCAGCCAGCATATCGGCACGGCTTGTCAGAGAGAAGTTGGTGAGGTTGGGAAGCGAACCTGTTAAGCCAGACCAACCCTCAAGCACAAACAGCACCCTGATTACCGGCGGCCGCTTCACCTTGTTGTAGGAATTGTACGAGCCAGCCTCAATCGGCGCGGAGATAACCGAAGCATCAGCCCCGTACTCAACGCCGAGGAAAGACGAGGGTGATAGCGCCTTTCCTGTTCCGTTGTTGAAGTAGATGCCATAGCCGGGGCCGATGATGCTGTTGATTACCGAGAAGATGCCGCCACCCTGCACGGCATTAAGTAGCGTCGTTTCGTTCAGAGAGAAATTCATAATCAGCCCTGCCCTGACATAGATGGAACCAGCAGACTGTTGCGGCTGACGTTGCGCTGCACATCCTGACCGAGAGCATTAACAGAGGTTGCATTGCTCTGCATGTTCATCTCGCCAATGTGAATCTCGGTTTTAGCTGAGGGCTGTTGCTGCATGGTCTGCTGGCGCATTGCTGTTGCCGTCGAGCCAACCTGAATACCGCTGAGAATGTCCTGGTCGGATACGTAGCCTTTGCCGTTCTCATGATTGATGATGCCGCGGATCAACTTAAATACGGTCTCAGTATCTTCGCCTGACAGCTTCTCATCCGCCTGCTTGCCGGTAGCGCCGACCAGTTGCTTGATATATGCCTGAACATTGTTGTTATCGTCTGCAGGAGCATACTTGTTCACTACAGACTCAATGGTGTTTACACCACGGCTGAAGTACAACTGGATTTGCCTGTAGAGAGCAGAGATTCCATCCCGCATGCTTTCGAAAACAGCAAACCGGCCATTCTCTCCGCCTTCTTTGGTTGCGCCCGCCTGTCCAGCAAAGTTCAGGTTGCCGGGATTGTTGTTGCGGATACCCCTTGGAGAGCTGTTGTCAGCCGGCTTATTAGCCTTTCCGTTATCAGCCCCAGGCTCATCACCATGCAGCAGGTTGATACCGGTTTTATCTTTCAACCATGTACGGAACTGCAATCCCCACTCAGCCGTTTTATCAGCACCCATCCCGCTGTTGAGGGCATTCGATACCGGGTTGTTGGTCAGCCAGGCATACTTCTTCTCAAGTACGGCTGCGTATTTCTGGAGCTCTACCAGCCCGGCAATAAGACTTAGCCTAGAGATAGCCAGCATTGCCCCGCGCACGCCGCCGAGCGCGGAGGTGATTCCGAGCAACCATTTGCCGCCCACGAATATCAGCAGTGCCTGCAGGGCGTTTTCCCAGCCACCTACTGCACTGACGATGTCGTTTATCTGCTGGGTGATGTCCTGAAGTGACTTGCTGATTTCCGGACCGTGAGTTGCGATCCAGTTACCGACGCGCTCAATCAGCGGGATCAGCTTTTCAACGTACGGTATCAGCGCGGTGTACAACACCTGAGACGCTGCAGAGAAATTCTGCTTCATCTCAGCCAGGCGGCGGTTAAACTCCTGCGCTTTACGCGTCGCATCCTCAGTAGCGCGGGACATCTGAGTGAACCGGTCAGCATCGGTAACGAGGTTGCCGTTGGTCAGCGCCTGCTGAGTCTGATTATCAAGGTTGAACATGCCACCAAAGCGGCGCTGTGCATCTTTACTCAGCTTGCCCCAGTTATCCGCAATTTTGCGCATAATCTCTTCGGAGTTGTCGTTCTGGTAATCGAAGTTGGCACCGGTTGCGCCGGCAAAGGATGAAAGCGCAGCAAACAGTGGGTTGTCCTGCCCGCCGCCCGTCCTGATTTGAGTCAGTACGTTCTGAAAACCACTCAGCGTGCCGGTAATCTTCTCAGCACTCGATCCGGCCGCCTCCGCCGCCCTCTGCCATCCATCCAGCGACTTAGCCGACATATCCAGCGACTGAGAGTTAACTGCAAGCTGCTGCAGGTTATCGGTCATGCCGGTGATGAAGTTTTTGAAACCCTGAACGGACAGCGTTACGCCTACCAGCGCCAGCAACTCAGTGCGGATTGAGCCAAAGAAAGAGGCCGCTCTTTTACCTGCGGCCTCCATATCCTTCGCTGTCTGCTCTGACTGCTTTCTGGTGTCGTCCAGCCCACCTTTAACGTCTTTCTGACCCTTCTTGAACCCGGTCGCGTCGAGTCCCAGCGTGACAACCAGAGCATCGATAATAGTTGCCATCAGTTAGACTCCTGCGATTTATTGACGACCATCCGGTTGTAGTTGTCTACCGTAATGATTTCCAGCCACCACCATAAATCCTCAACGCCAAGCGTGGTGCTCAGCTCTGTGAGAGAGCACTTACCAGAAGAGAGGACGGTAGCTATGGTCTTGGGGACGTTGACGTATTCAGCAAGCCCATGAACCTGCTCATGCATCATTGGAGGGATATCTATTGGGCGGCGGCCTGAAAAAAATCCACGTGCAGCTTGAACACCTCCGCCCTCAGTTTCAGGCGGGTTGCGATATCTTCGATATCATCATCGATGAGGCGGCGCTTAATGTTCTGGTTTGCAGCATCTGGCACGCATTGAACGCACTCCATCAGCTCATCAAGCAGTGGCTTGGCTTCTGCCGGCGGAATCTGCGAGACCATTTTTAGTCCGGTTCCAGCCATTGCAGCGATACCCATATCCGCGAAGTTATCCGGCAAATCGACACCGCTGCGAGCCATCGCCATGCCTGCGCGAATAGCCCACCATTCAGCCTGAGCGGCTGACATTTCGCGGATGTAGAACACCTTGCCAGCATCGCGCCCGGCTGTTTCTGTGTAGAAGAGTTCTTTGCGTGCCATGTTATGCCTTATGCGGTGTAGTTTTCGCCGGTGACTGATTCCCAATTGATCTGGTAGGTCATCTGCTGCAGAACGCGGTTAGCGTCAGGAATTGCCTTTACGCGCTGGAGGATGCCATTGGTCAGCGTGAACTTGCGGCTGATGGCTGGCAGAATGATCGTAGCGTTGCAGCGGAAGATAGCCTTCGACGTAACCGAGGTTAACTGCCATGTCTCGAACATCTCACGGCTCGGGCTGTCCGGCATGATAGTGATGGTCTGCAGATACTCGCCAAACACGAAACCGCCTGACAGCTTGCCGTCAGCGCCACGCACAGCAACTGCCATTTCGGTATCGCCCAGCGCAAACATCGCGTCTGCAGCGTAGCCTTCAAGCGTCTGC